CGTTCCTCGTGCGCTGGACCAGCCCGAAGCGGAAGACCAGCGTCAACCTGATGTCCTCGGCGCTGCCCATCGAACACGCGGGCAAGGCCGAATACAAGGTCTTCGCCGAAGACAACGCCGTCGTCATCCAACTGCCTGCCGCCCCGGCGGCCGGTGCGGGCGACCTGTCGGTCTGATCCCGCTGCGCCTGCGCCCTTGACCGCTCCGGCGGTCAGGGCCTAGCTTGAGAAGGCCCCGGAGCGATCCGGGGCCTTTTTCACGTCTCATCACAGGCACTCCCATGACACCGACCGACTACATCAACGGAGCCGCGACCACGACGCCTCCGATGCTTCACCATGCGTCAATGACGCAGGCCGTGATCGCCAACGGATTGCAGGCCGTCGCCGACGCCGCCAACAACCTGAACTTCGTCAAGAAGACGCTGGTCTACGGGCAGGAGAAGCGTCCGTTCCCGGAAGACAGTCCGCTTCACTTCGGCAGCTATAGCGACGACCGTCCGGCCGACGTGCGGGACATGCCGCCGGAAGTCCTGCACGGGATCGTCGGGATGCTCACGGAGGGCGGCGAACTGGCGGAACTGGCGCTGACGGTTATGGTCGGCCAAGACGTGCCCTTCGACCGCGCCAACCTGCGCGAGGAACTGGGCGACCAGTTCTGGTATATCGCGCGCATCCTCAAGCGGATGCAGGAACTCCATCCCGACGAGAACTGGACGTTCGAGGCCATCATGGCGGAGAACCTTGCCAAGCTCGACGTGCGTCACAAGAAGCCCGGTGAAGCGACCGGCTTCAACGCCGACGCTGGCAGCGAGGCCGGACGGGATCGGGAAGCCGAGAAGGCCGCCGCAGCCGCCGCGAGCGCCCGGCCCGAGAAGCCCATGGAGCGCCGCCTGTGGGAACTGGAACAACAGGTCGCCACGGCGTCGTCGCCGGGCAACTATGACGCCAACCAGTATATGCACGGGATGGCGAACGGCTTGATCCTCGCGAACGCGACGATCAGGGATGAGGAACCCGCCTTTCTGGAATGGCCGGAGGGCAAACCTGTGGAGACAGACATGGACAACAAGGCCAATCTCGGCCTCGCCACGAACGAAGAACTGGAAACGGAACTTCGGGTGCGGAAGGAACTGGGTCACACCGACCCGAACTATCGCACCGTCGATGCGTCGCCGGAAGTGCAGCGCCAGATGAACTATCGCGGCGACGAACTGGGCGAGAAGCAACCCGCCGCCGAACCGACGCAGCACGTTCACGCTGGCGACGGCGACAGCGCCGACTAAATCGCTTCACCAGCGGTTGACGGCTAGAGGCCCGCAGCGTAGGTTGCGGGCCTCACGTTTTTCTCACACGCCCGGACCCCCATGGCCGACATTACGTTCGATCCCGTCCAAGAGGCGGCGGTCACAAAGATCGTCAACTGGCTGGACAACTACGCCTATGATCGCAAGCAGCCGGTCATGCGTATGATCGGCGCGGCCGGAACTGGCAAGACGACGATCCTCCGAGAAGTCAAGAAGCGCACGTCACGTCGGTTGCAGTTCATGGCCTTCGCCGGGAAGGCGGCCATGGTGCTGCGGACGAAGGGATGCGACGGCGCAGAGACGATCCACAAGACGATCTACGAGCCACGCGGCGCGTCGGTGAAGCACTATCGCGAAGAACTCGCGAAGCTGGAAACGATGACGAACGCAGCAGATCGGGCGACGCAGGAAGCGAAGCTCGAACAGATGCGGATAGCGATGCAGACGCCGGGCTTCGTGAAGCGGCTTGGATCGGAGTTCCATCCGGCCACGGCGTTCGGTCTCGACGAAGTGTCCATGGTGGACCGCTTCTTGGGCGAGGACACGCTGTCCTACGGCTTCCCTGTCCTCGCCGTGGGCGACCCCTGCCAGCTTCCCCCGATCATGGGCACCGGGTTCTTCTTCCCGCCGGGCTACACGGCCGACATCGAACTGACGCAGGTTCACCGGCAGGCGGCGGGCAGCCCGGTCCTGCGGCTCGCCACCCACGTCCGCAACGGCGGCCGACTGCCCTACGGCAAGATGGGTGACAGCGCCATCGTCGATAAGCTGTCCATGGCGCAGTATCTTGAGTTCGATCAGGTGCTATGCGGCACGAACAAGATGCGGACGCAGGTAAATACTGCGCTGCGGAAGCTCAAAGGCCGCGTCAAGGTGCTGGAACCCGGCGAGAAGTTGATCTGCTTGCAGAACAACTACGAAGTCGGCGTCATGAACGGCTCGCAATGGGAAGTCATCAAGTGCGAGCATTACGTCGATACGAAGGGCAACCAGTTCTACCGGGCGCATATCAAGTCGCTCGACGATCCTAGCATCAAGCCCTTCTTGGCGCTGATCCACCTGAACCCGCTGCTGGAAGGCCGCCCCCAGTTCGACAAGCACTGGACCCCGATGCTGTCCGGGATGCCGCAGGCGCTCGTGATGACTTACGGCTACGCCATGACGGTCCACAAGTCGCAGGGCAGCCAGTGGGATAGCGTCGTCGTCCTAGACGACTGGAACGGCAGCAACTACAAAGAGTGGCTATACACCGGACTGACGAGAGCGGCCAAGCGCGTGACGCTGGTCAGAGCGCAGGGCAAATGACCGACATCTACCTTCCCGAGAGCCACGGCGATGTCCTGCTGGACATGCCCGAGCTTGGCCCCGGCGAGCGCCTGCACTCGATGCTGGGCGCGTCCGGCACCGAGCGATGGATGAACTGCCCCGGCAGCATCCGCATGTCCAAGGGGATGCCGAACAAGTCGTCGATCTTCGCCATGGAAGGGACGGCCGCTCACGCACTCGGCGAGCGGTGTCTGGCGGAGGATGTCGCGGCCGACGTTTACGAGGGCATGTGGATCAATCTCGACGGCGAAGTCTTCGAGACCGAACAGCCGATCCCGGACGGGCAGCCGACGATCTTCTACGACGGTCAACTCCTGTGGGCGAAGAACCCGCACTTCAAGATCGACGAAGCCTTCGTCAAAGCAGTCCAGTTGTATCTGGACACGGTGGACTACTATCTGAACTGGGCGCGGGAGACGTTCGGCGTCGAGCCGCAACTGCTGATCGAAAAAGGCTTCTCGCTCGAAGAAGTCTGGCCCGGCATGTTCGGCACGAACGACGTGTGTATCTACGTCCCCGGTCACTGTCTCATCGTCATCGACTACAAGCACGGCCGGGGCAAGGTCGTGTCGATCAAGAACAACACGCAGCTTCGGTATTACGGACTGGGCGCTCTCATCGAACTCTGCGCCGATCCGGCCAACCTGCCGCAGGAAGTCGTGACGGTCGTGGTGCAGCCACGGGCGGCTCACAAGGACGGTCCTGTGCGAGCGGCGACCTACGCGACCGACGAGATCAGGGTCGATTATCGCGCGGAACTGATCGAAGCCGCCAAGGAGACGGAGAAGCCGGACGCCGAACTGAACCCCGGCGACTGGTGCTTCTTCTGCCCCGGCAAGATCAAGTGCCCGAAGATCACAGGCAAGTTCACGGAGATGTCGAAGGTGGACCACTACGACCTGACGGACGATGAACTCGCTGACCCGATGAAGAAGGCGGATGTCGCCGCCACGGCCGTCGCGAACATCACGAACGACCCGGAACTGCTGGGTCGCTTCCTCGCCTTCGTGCCGATCCTTGAGAGCGTCATCAAGGGCGTGGAGGAATACGCGCTGGATCAGGCGCTCGCCGGTCATGTCCCTCCCGGTCAGAAGGTCGTCCGCAAGGACACGAAGCGGAAGTATCGCGACGAGACCAAGGCCGCGCAGGACTTGCTCGCCGCCGGGCTTGAGTTGAAAGACATCTACGATCTCAAGCTCAAGTCGCCGTCCGCGTTGAAGAAGAACGGCGCAGCGAAGTGGAAGGTCATCGACCCGGTGCTGACGAAAGGCGATCACGTCTACAAGCCGGAGGGCGCTTACACGCTGGCCCCCTTGGACGATGAAAGGCCCGAGATACCGATGACCGCTTTCGGCGATCTGGACGCATCGGACCTGATGATAGCGCCCCCAGCAGCGGGTGATGCTTTCGACATCCTGTAGCCCCTATGCGACCCGGCTTGCCCGTGTTAACCATCCGCTGATGGCGGAAGCACCTGACAGCGTAGTGGAGGACTGGCGTAGCCCGATGCGGCACGTCGTCATTCGCGCGATCTGTGATGCGCTAGGCTTCACGAACATCCCGGCGTCCAAAAAGGCACACGCCGAAGCAGTCCGCGAAGCGCAGGCATGGTTTATCGAGGAAGACGAAGACGGGCAGTTTGAAGCGATCTGCATGATCGCCGGGCTGGACCCCGACAAGATCAGGGCTTCGGCCAAGGTGCTGATCCAAGCCAAGTTCACAGGGGACTTCACGCGGGTTCCGCAGTTCTGGCGTCACGTCTTCGCGGAGGGCAAGATGCCGAACCTGACCAACATCGAACGCGCTCTTGACGCCACGAGGCGCGAGTCCTAACGTCCCCTCTGCCTCGGCGTCGTCGGGGTTGTCACCTAGCGGGGCGTCGCCCTGCGCTCACTCTAAATGGAGAGTTGCTGTGGTCGAGACCAAGCAATCCGTGATCTACACGACCCCGCTGGCGCGGCTGTCGTTCCCCTCCCTCGACAAGCCGTCGAAGATGGAAGGCTCCCAAGGGGCCGAGACCTTCAACATCACTCTGCTGTTCACGCCCGCCGACTTCTCGGCCGCCGACGTGGAGCGGTGGAAGAAGATCAAGATGGCGGTCGCCATGCAGATGAAGGAGAAGTTCGGCGACGCCGCTTTCGACCCCGCCACGAAGCGCCTGCTGCCGACCTTCCGCAACCCGATCCGCAACGGCATCGAGAAGCCGAACACGTCGGGCTACGGCCAAGGCGTCGAGTTCTTCCGGGCCGCCTCGCAATACAAGCCGGGTCTGGCGAACGTCGCCAAGGTCGAGATTCCGGCGTCGGAACTCTACGCTGGCTGCTTCGTCCGCGCCACGGTGTCCACTTGGGCCTACTCGAACAGCGGCAACAAGGGCGTCAGCTTCAACCTGCACAACGTCATGAAGATCAGCGACGGTCAGCCGTTCGGCAACGTCGGCCCGTCGATCTCGCAGGACTTCGGCGACCTGACCGCCGACGAGATGGCGTTCGACGACCCGGCCGCTGGCATCATGCCGGGCGACGGCGCTGACGAGTTCCAACTGTAAGTCCTTCTCCGGGGCCTGCAAGGAACGGGAACCCCGGCGGAGCGATCTGCCGGGGTTCTTTCATCACGGGGTATTCACATGACAGATCAAACGCAGTCCGGGACAAAACAGCGCACGAAGCGCGACCCGGCAAATCATCCCTTCCCATTCATGGAAGTCATCGGGCGCGGCAGGCCGTCCTACATGATCCGGTTCCACCTGACGCCGTTCGGCTGGTGGAAGTGGCGCAGGGTCTACCTGCATGTTCTCGGCCGCCCTGACGCGGATCGGGAATACCACGACCATCCGTGGAGCTTCTGGACCCTTGTCTTGTTCGGGGGCTACACGGAGACCAGCCATGTCCTCCGCTCCGAAGGGACGCCGACCGGCCGCTTCAAGGATGACCGGATCGGCTGGCTGGGCGTCCGCTACCGTCCGGCAAACCACGCGCATCTCATCACGAAGCTGCACACCCGCCGCGTCGTGACGCTGGTCCTGCGCGACAACGCCAAGGCACGGGACTGGGGGTTCTGGAAGCACGACGACCGGGAGCCTATGAACGTCGGTTGGCGCTGGATACCGTGGCGTGAGTATCATGCGCCGCAGGGTTTCGAGGGGTAGATGGCACGGGGCTTCTACGATGACGAGAGCCTGTCGTTCCTCCGTGGTCAAGAGATCGACTACGGAGGCGAGAGCTTCGACCCTATCGAGAAGTCCATCGAGTTCATCGAGCGTGTCAAGGTCGTGCAGACCGAGATCGCGATGCTGCAAGACGACGTGAAGGACATCTGGAACGAAGCGCGGGACTACGGTCTCGACGTGACGGTCCTTAAGAAAGTGCTGGCCCGGATGAAGAAGACCGCTGCCGAGTTGGAAGCGGAGGATATACTGGTCGGCAACATCGAACTACGGTTAGACGGCCGCGATCTCGACGGTGAAACATACGAGCCAAGGGAGGAAGACGACGATGACGACCGATCCGACGAAGACGATCCGTTCGACATTCGGTAAGCGCGTCCTGCCGCTCGCCTGCGGCCTCTCCGGCGTCCTGTGGCTCCTGCTGCTGGGAAGCTGCGTCCTGACGCTCTCTGCCTGCGCCAGCGCCCCGGAACCGCGCTGGACGGCCCTCTCTGTCGCCGGGACGGGCTACGATCAGGTGTGGCTCGACGACCGGCCCCGGATGCCGGGCCTGTATCGGATCGTCGCCACAGAACCGGGCAAGGCCGACTTCTTCCGTGGGGACACCTACGTCGGCAGCGGCACGGTGTCCGTGATTGAACCCAGCGACGGGAACGTGAAGCTGGAAGTCGCGCCCGGAGCCAGAGTGGTGATCTCGCCGCGATGATTACGCCGGAGATGGTCAAAGGGGACGGCAAGGGGAACCCGCCCCGCGCCACCATCGACTTCGAGACGCGCAGCCGGATCAACCTGCCGAAGACAGGTCCGTGGCGCTACGCGACCGACAAGTCCACCCAGCCGCTTTGCATGTCCTACCGTCTGCCCTTCTGGCCGCAGGGAATGGTGAAGACGTGGATACCGGACATCTATCGCGAGTTCGGGATCGAACCGACCGGAGAGCCTGTCGAGCTATTCGAGTGGATCGCGGCGGGCGGTCTGGTCGAAGCGCACAACGCCATGATGGAGAAGGCGGTCTGGCGCGCGATCATGATACCGGACTACCTGTGGCCGGATATTCCGCGCAGTCAATGGCGCTGTTCATCGGCCAAGGCATCGAGCTACGGACTGCCACGCTCGCTTGAGAAAGCGTGTATCGTCATGCGCCTCAAAGTCCAGAAGGACAAAGAGGGGCACAAGCTGATGATGAAGCTGTGCAAGCCGCGCAAGCCCTCCAAGTCAAATCCGAACGAATGGCAGGGAACCCGCGACGAGTTCCTGCGCCTGTTCAAATACTGCGAAAGTGACGTGCTGGCGGAGGAAGCGTTCTCGCACTCCTTGCTTGACCTGATCCCGCTGGAACAAGAACTCTGGAAGATCGACCAAGACATCAACGAGCATGGGCTGCCGATTGATCGCAGCTTCGTTGAAGCAGCCATCGCGCACCTGAATAATCTGCGTGACAGCGCCAACGCCGAGATCAACAGGCGGACCAACGGACAGGTGCCGAAGGCGACCAACCGCGACAAGCTGCTTGAGTGGCTGGCGGGGCAGGGCCTTGATCTGGACAACACGCAGGCCGCGACGTTCGACGCCCTGATCGCCATGCCCGACGACATCCCGGAGCATGTGCTGGCGGTCATCAAGCTCGTGCGCCGGGCAGGCCGGGCCTCCGTCGCCAAGTATGCCGCGATCATGGAGCGCCTGACGGCCGGAGACCGTGTGCGGGACATGCTGGTCTACGCCGGGGCAAGCCGGACTTCCCGCTGGTCCGGGGCGGGCTTCCAGCCGCAGAACCTACCGCGTGGTTCTATCAAGGACATGGAAGCGACCATTGAGCGCATCATGTCGTCGGATGAGATCACCGACCTTGAGACGGAGTTCCAGATCGAAGGCGAAGAAGCTGTCGATCTGTTCCAGTTGTTTTCGGAGGCTCTGCGCGGAGCCATCGTGCCCGATCCGGGGATGGAGTTGGTTTCGGCCGACTACAACGCCATTGAGGCGCGCGGTCTCTTTTGGGTGTGCAACCATCAGCGCGGTCTCGACATCTTCCGCGACAAGAACCGCGACATCTATCTGGACATGGCGGAGGACATCTACGGGAAGAACTTCCTGTCCGGCAAGACGCTCAAGGAAGCGAAGGCGCTGTTCGGCAAGGAGCGTCAAGTCGGCAAGGTCGGCATTCTCGGCTGCGGCTACGGTCTCGGCAAGAACAAGATGGTGGACTACGGCAACAAGGCGTTCGCGTCAGCGAAGGTCGATCTGGTCATGGACATCGACTTCGCCGACCGGGTTGTGACGGGATACCGAACGAAGCACAAGCCGGTGGTGGACTTCTGGTATGCCTGCGAGAGGGCAGCCATCGAAGCGATGCTGAACCCCGGACAGACGATTTGGGTCAACGACAAGATCGCCTACAAGCGCGCCAATCGGTTCCTGTTCTGCCGCCTCCCGTCTGGCCGACTCATCCCCTACCCGTATCCCGAACTGCGGAGCGAGCCGTCGCCGTTCCGCGAGGGGGAGATGAAGACCGTCCTGACCTACGAGGAAGTCAACAGCGTCACGAAGAAGTGGGAGCGGACGAAGACCTACGGCGGGAAGCTCGTCGAGAACATCGTGCAGGCGCTTTGCCGCGACCTGATGGGCTACGCCATGTGGTCCGTCTACAAGCACACGAAGTATCAAATCCTGCTGACCGTTCACGACGAACTGGTGGCCCAGTGCCCGATTGGCACGGGAGACGTGGCCGAGTTCGAGGGCATCATGTGTATCCTGCCGAAGTGGGCAGACGGCTTCCCCATCACGGCGGAAGGCTGGAAGGGGCTTAGGTATCGGAAGTGAAACTGCGTCCCGGACCCCTCCCCTTCAAAACTGTCCCGTGGGGGCACCAGAAGACCGAGTTCATGCGGTATCGCACGGCCAAGGCGCGAGCGCGCTTCTGGACCATGCGAACCGGCAAGACAAAGGTCACGCTCGACGAGGCCGCCTTCCTCTACCATATCGGCGAGATCACGGGCGTCATCATCATCGCCCCGAACACCGTTCACGAGAACTGGGTGTTGAAGGAACTGCCGACACACATGGCGGTGCCTTACGACGCGATGATCTACAAGGCGGCCAAGGCAGCGCAGAAGGGGGTCAAGGCGAAGTTCCAGCACCTTTGCATGAACCGCGACGATCTCAAGATACTGTCGATCAACTCCACCGCCCTGCGAACGGAGACGGCGAAGTCCTATCTCGTCACCTTCATCAAGCACCACAAAGGCCGCATCCTCGTCATCTTCGATGAGGCGCACGACTTCAAGAAGCCAGGGTCAAAACGGACGATCACGGCGCGCGGCGTCGCTGCGAAGTGCGAGTATAAGAGGCTGCTGACGGGAACGCCGATCCACGGCAATCCGATGAACGCCTACAGCGAGTTCGAGCTTCTTGAGAAGGGGGCGCTGGGCTTCACGACGTATGAGGAGTTCAAGAACTACTTCGGCCTGTGGGAAGTCACGAAGACGCGGGCAGGCCGTCCATACGTCCGGTTCATGGGGCCGCAGAACGAAGAAGAACTGACGCGCCGGTTGGAGAAGTTCACGACCGTCCTACGCCGTGAAGATGTTCCGGGCCTGATGCGGCCGATGAACATTGAGCGCATGTTCGAGCTAACGGACAAGCAGCGGAAGGTCTACGATACGATCACCGAGAACCCGGTGCTTGACGGCGAAGTGCTGGATGGCGGTGTCTTCTTCCAGAAGCTCCAACAGATCGGCAGCGGGTTCCTGAACACGAAGACGCACGGTCTCGTCGAACTGGTCAAGCCGGAAGAAAACCCGCGCTTCAACCTGATTATGAATGAGATCGAAAAGGCGCAGGGCAAGGTCATTGTCTGGCTTCAATACCACTACGAGTTCGATGTCCTACGGAAACTGCTGACGACGGCAGACATCGGCTTCTCGGAAGTGCATGGACAGTCGAAGGGCAGCCATATCCAGAACATCTACGACTTCGGCCGCAGCGAGAGCAAGAAGGTCATCTTCGGCCACGCTCTGTCCGGCGGCGTCGGGGGCGACCTGTCCTTCTGCAACACGATCATTTGGGGGTCGCATACCTTCGATCTGATCCAGCGCGATCAGGCGAGCGAGCGTGGCACCCAAATCGGCAAGCTCCCCGTTGACCTCATCGACATCATCGGCTTGAATAGCATCGACAGCTACATCCTCAACGCTCTCTCAAACAAGATCAACGTAGCCGATCTCATCGCAGCCACAGGGCTAGTCGATTTGAAGCGTCAGCTACAGGAGTCCTACGTCTAATGGCACGAGTATTCGTCGTCCAAGAAAGCCGCTACAAGCAAAAGGATGGCACCTACGCCAGCCACGACTACTCGTCGCTATATCGCTACGGGCCAGTCCAGTTCTTGCTGCCCGCGACAAAGAAGCTGATGGACGAACAGGAAGGCGACGAGCTTGACCTTCTGAACGCCAAGCTCGCCGAGTTCAACGCCGCCGTGGACTATCTCGTGTTCAGCGGCGATCCGGTTCTGTGCGGTCTCGCCGCCATCGTCGTCTACAGCCTGACCGACTGCCCGCGCTTGCAGGTTCTCAAGTGGAACCGCAAGGACAGCGTGTATGAGCCGGTCGAAGTGCCGCTGCCGTAAGGGATCATCATGGGGCGTCTTATCATCGGCATCTCTGGCTACGTCGGTAGCGGGAAGACCACGCTGGCGGATTACTTCACGCAGAACCACGGGTTCGTGAGGCTGTCCTTCGCCGACAAGATCAGAGAGATCATGGTGGTGCTGGGCGTCCCCATGGAAGTCCTGCGCGATCCGGTCCTCAAGGAGAAGCCGCACCCGGCGCTCTGCGGATGCTCGCCGCGCGACTTCATGGAGGCGCTGGGCAAGATGGCCCGCGACAAGACGAACGGGAAGCTCTGGCTACAGCAGTTCGTGATCGCAGCCGAACCGCGCCCGCTGGTGATCTGCGACGACGTGCGCCACCAGAACGAAGCTAACCTGATCCTCGAAAACGGGGGCTACGTCTTCCGCCTGCGCGTCCCCGGAACGCAGCCGCGTGTGCCGACCGACTTCAAGGTGGACGAACTGACCGGCGTCGAAGACCTGACGAACGATCATGGCGTGACGCTGCAAAAGCATCTCTACCAGTTCATCTACGCCAAGGTGTTCGAGCAGATCAGCCGCGACACCGCATATCCCGACTGGTTCGCGACGAAGAAGTAGTCATGGCGTCGTCCGAAGGCATACTGTGGGACTGGATCAAACGGCACCCCGACTTCACCAGCGACAAGCTGCATGTTCAGCGCGTGGAGAACGTCGTCGGCAAGGCGACGCCGGACATTGAGGGCTGCTACGACGGCGGCCCCTTCCACCTTGAGACCAAGCTGCTGCACCAGCCTCGCAAGCGGATCGCCGGGGGCGAGATCAGGTTCGAGCAAGGGCAACGGGAGTGGGGGCAGAAGCGGTGGCTGGCCGGTGGCCGTGCCTACGCCCTGATCGGCTGCGTGGAGCGCGTGTGGCTCATCCCCGGCCTGTTCCTGCCGTCCCTGCCGCTCCGGGGCGCTGTAGCCCACGCTGACCTTGATCTGCGCTGCATCCTGACCCGTGGGATGGCTCTGGACCTACAGGGCCTCCCGCGCCGGGATTCGGCCACGCTGGCGGCGATGTTCCGGTATCTGGCTGATCCGGGCGCGGCGGGCGCTGCGGCGGCCCTGCTGGCGATCCAGACGCACGGGATCGACAGGATCGCCCAGTCGCCCGTGGAGGCCCTGCTGGAAGACGAGGGCTTCATCGACAGCCGGGCGCGGTTCCGCTTCGGGCAGAAGGCAGGATGACGGCCAAGGGGCGCGTGTTGAACATGAAGCGCGACGGCTACCCGGCCGACGCGGTGTGCATCGACCGTGGGACCGCCTACGGCAATCCCTTCGTCATCGGTGTCCATGGACAGACCCGTGATGATGTCTGCGATCTGCACCTTGACTACGCACGGAAGCGAGCCGCCTTGAACCCGGCTTGGCTCGAATACCTGCGTGGGAAGGATTTGGTCTGCCACTGTAAACCGAAGCGGTGCCACGGTGACAACTACATGATCCTGCTTTACGGGGACGACGCCTAGAAACCGGGCAAGCCCGAAAACAATCAACCCCGCCGATCCGAAGATGGGCGGGGTTGAAAGTCACAGGAGTTTGGCTGTCCCACATGACCAGATCGGGGGCTGCGGTCCCTTCCCAAGTCACGGCCCTTATCTCACGGCCGCGCTCCGGCGTCAACCCTCCGGCGGCCTCTCCCCCGGCTGCGCGACGCGCTGGAACCCGAAGGGGTGGAGAATCTGGCGCAGCAGGCCGGAGTTCCGGTCGGTGCCGTCCAGAAGCTCTTGGATACAAGTCCGCAACGCGCGGTCCCTGCGTTCCTGATCTTCGCGGTCCTGTTCGAGGAAGTCTACGAGGCGGTTGATACCTGTCGCCAGATTGGCGATGGCGGCGCTGTCCGCGATGGCGGCCGACATAACGACGGCATCCTTCGGGGCGGGAACGGGCGGCGGGACCGAGAACTTGCCCTTGAACAGCCGGTCCTTAAAGACCCCGGCGATGGAGGCAACGGTCGTGGCAATCAGAACACCGAGAAAGACGGCGACCTGTATCCATTCCGGGAACTTATCGAGACCGTCCAAGTCGCGCTGCCTTTCGGGCCAGCCAACTCTTGCGGGAGTCATCAGCGGATCGGAAGGCGTTATACAACTCGGCGACTACGCAGGCGGGATACATCGCCCAGCCGGTATTCAGAGTGTCCGACGCTGCCAGACCAAAGACGATCACCACCCAAAGGAAGTTAGCCGCAAAGGTTGTCACAAGTCGAGCGAAGGGCGTCCTCCACCACATGCCATTGATAAGCAACGCGGCGAACCTAATCAAGCCTACGACAAGACACGCCTGACCGAAAGTTGTTGGCGACACGCTCGCGAACAGAGTATCGGCCCACGCCGAAGCACCCGCGTCGTATGACGGATGCAGCAACACAAAGCCCCAGCCGATCATAAAGACGGCCATCAGCCATTCGAGCGCGCGGAACGGGAAGGTCTCGCGGAAGTGATCGAAGTGGACAAGGATCATTGATCTGTTCATCGCTGTGGCGTAGCCCCCGCTTGTTCGCCTCGATAGTAGCGAAGCTGTTCTACAGCTTCTTTGATCCAACGCAACTGATCGGCTTCGTTGCCGACGAGACGGTCAAACATGGGCAGGGTCAGGGTAACGACAGTCTCGGACGGCTGTTCCCCCGGTTGAAGAATGCCCCAGCTAACTTCCTGCGTCTGCGTCGCCGCCGGGGCCGGTAGCGGAAGACGTTGGACGGCCGAACCCGCTGGTGGCCTCGTCTGACATGCGCCCAAGACGATTCCAGCGGTCAGACAAGTCAGCAGCAGCTTGGCCCGGATCATTGTTGGCTTCCTCTCTGATAGTGCCGCTGTCCAGACCTGTTCGAGCCTGCGCGATCTCACTTCTGATCTGACGTTGACGGCGCTCAAGATCGCCGATTGCTTCTTCGTAATCCTTGATCGACGTATCCAGATTGCCGACCCGTTCTTCAAGGTCTGCGTTCTGTTGTGTCAGTTCTTCGTTCTTCTTCGCCAGATCAGCGATGCCGTCGAAGTGCTGCCAGAGCCAGAGCGCGACGAACCCTGCGACGGCGATGACGAGGATAGCCTGCCACCACCGCTTAAACACCGGCCGCATGGCGAGAAAAAGGTAGGCCGCCACAATGACGCAACCCAGCAGCCAGAGCCACGGGGACCACGCCAGAAGGCCGTCGAAGAAGGGTCCGAACACCCGGTTGGCGATCCAGTCGAACATCAGACCTTCGGCTCCGGTTCCAGCGTCGGCTCCGCCATGGCGGCGTCGGCTGCGGCGGTGACAGCAGGCTTCGACGGCGGGGGCGCTCCACCGGCCGCAGCGGCGGCCACGGAGGGCGCTTCCGCCGGGGTGATGGCGTCGATGACCGCCCCGGCAAGACCGGCCTGTGCGGCGTCCCCTGACCCGATGGCGACCGTGCCCATAGGCGTCGTCACCGTCATGGTCGGAATGTTCCGGCGTTGGAGCCACAGGACGCCCAGCCCGATCAGGATGCACAGTCCGATCAGCGACGCGCCGAGATAGTTCACGACCGCCAGCACGACGTTCTCCGGGCGGTCGGCCGTGCCGAACACCTTGACGAGGACGTAGACCATGATCGCGCCGTAGAGGCACAGGAACGGGATGAACAGCAGCGCCGCGAGATCGCGCAACATGCTGATCCACTCCCCCACCCGCTTAAGGTCGATGGGGAACTTGAGCCATGACGTGAAGGGGTTGTAGCGGGGCACGAGAGCTTCCGGGGCGTGAGGATCGCCGACCCTATCACCCATCACGCCCGGTTTTCTAGCCACCCCTGTCAGGGCACCGTGAGCGTGATCTGGAAGGTGTCGGCGACCCGGCTGAACAGCCCGTCCCGGCGCGACCGAACTTCGACCGACAACGTATCGCCGTCGAGCGCGGCGGATGTATTGATCGTAGTCGAAGCGCCCGTGACGTAAACCGTCGTCCAAGCGCCTGCGTTGATACGCCACTTCACTTCGTTGTCCTGTCCAGTCTCCACGGGCTGCGTGGGATCGTCGCGGAACCAGACGGTCTTGTCATTGCGGTTGCGCTCGCGCCATGCCAGCGCGCCCGTTGCGCTCGCGCTGGCGCTGCCGGTCCTGACCCCCGCGTAGGTGGCGTGGACTGGCGGTGCAGGACGCTCCGCCCGGCTGCTGATGGAGATAGGGCCGATCACCGCCGCGTCTTGCAGCGGGTAGACCCCTTGCGGTGCGATGTCTTGCAGCTTGACAGTCGGGGTGTCCGTAGCCGCGAAGATGGCGGGCGTCATGCCGTCGATGGACGACAGGAAGAACACCTTCGCCCCATCGGCGTGAGCCAGAATGCCGGTGTCCAGCAGCCCGCGCCGGATGTTCGTCAGCAAGTAGGTTCCGTCGCCGTTGTCCGTGACCGTGCGATAACCCATGATCTCGCCGCCGACGTAGAGCAAGTTCTGGCCCAGCCCCTTGATCTCGGCGTCGTCGTAAGTCTGCGGCAGGAACACCCCGTCGAGATCAGCGACAACAATCCCCAGCGAGTCGTCGAGACCCGTTGCCGCGCCAGCCGTGGCCGGATATGCGCCTTCAAGCTCTCCGGCCCCCGCGAACTGAACCTGTTCGCCGGACAGCGCCGCGTTGTTGAAGGCGTCGAGTGACGTGTGAATGTTGTAGGACTGCGACTGGGCATCCGGTCGGCGGACCAGAGCGAACAGTCGCTCGCCGGTCGCGGCGTCACCTTCCGCGACCCGCTTGAAGTAAGCGGGCGCAGCAAAGACGGCGTAGGTCGTCAGCGCATCCGGCGTCAGATCGGGCGGGGTCCACTGGGACAGCGCCGGAGTGCTGAACACGGCCGTATCCGACGAGAACTCATCCTGAACACACATGACGCCGATCTTGCCGTTCGTCAGTTCGCCAGTGTCGAACTTCCGAATACGCATGACGGTGCGCTTGATGCCATACTCCGGCCAATGCAGGATGAAGCAGTCGCCCGGCCGAAGCTCCGACGTGGTGCGGTCGGCGTCGAACTCGCACTGGAACAGCGGCACGTTCAACTCTGCGCCTTCGCGCGCCGCCAACTCGTTTGCCAGATCGCCGTTGTAGACGCCGGGGAAGGACATGTCGGTCGAACGAACACGCTGCTGCATGTTGATGTTCGCGAAGTCCTGCCAGAGAGCCGAGCCGTCCTTGTAGTTGTTCTCGCGGTTGCGGTATTTGACGCGGACCTGATTATAGGTCTCATCCCAAAGCTGCTTCGTGTAGTTCCGCAGTTCCAGAATGTTCGTGGGGCGCAGCACCGGCAGCGTCGCTACATTGTAGTCGCGCCGAATCAGCTTGATCCTGATTTTCGCCGTCTCGATGTCCTGATACAGGATAGCGTTGATCTGGCGAATGATCTCCTTCGTGAGATCGGCCCCCGTGTTGGCGTTCGCCAAGGACAGCGAGTATCCGTTGTTCTCCGTGTAGATGCGTTCGGCCGCTTCACGGAAGTTGGCGATGTCGATGTTTGCTGGATCGACACCGAGCTTGCCCCAAAACGTCGTATACAGATCATACAGCGTCTCGATAGGGTTTTCGTCCTTGCCGTTCGGCATGACGGTGTGACCGTTGCCCAGCCCCAGCTTGTCGGTCAGGCACTCAAGCTCGAACGACATGGCTTCAAGGTTCGGACTGTTGCCGACGTAGAAGTCCTCGAACACGATATGCGAGATGCCGTGATACGCCGGGACTTTCTCGCCGATCTTCTCCATCAGATACGGGTCTTGCTCCTGATCCATGGAGCCGCCGTAGAACGCGAACGTCCCGCTGATGCCGCCGTTCTGGCTGTCCGTTCCATGGAAGTCCGGGATGTCGATGCCGCCGACGATCTTGTTGCCGACGACACCCGGCGCTCCGGCCACGGGGCGCATACTTGAGATTTTGTCTTGGAACGGCGTCCCGGCAAGATTCGGGTTCGACCCTTCGACGATGATGCTGGCCCCGGCGAAGTTGGCGTGTTCA